TTTCCTGTTGTGGTAAATTTTAGTAACCAACTTGCATCTAATTTTTGATTAGTACTGTCGCCAGTTTTTCCAATACTAAAATTATCAACAACATTTAAATTGGATTCTGTAATTATTCTCCATTGCCCTAAAGTCCTGTCGTACCTTAAACCAAAAGTGTTAAAAGCAAAGGCTTGATCTATAATTTGTCTTTGTACATCATCTGTAATTACTTTTGCAACACTTGGTATTATTTCTGTCAACAATGCACCGGTAGGTATAATATCATTTAATAGAACTGGTCCAGTATTATCATCATTATATAATGCACCGTTACCAGAAACATTTATAACTTTACACCATTTGTAAGTAGTTGCACCCAGGTAATTAGCTTCCCCTGTTTGTAATTTGCCGTCTGGCGTAAAGTGCTGTCCTGCCGGCGGTACAAATTTAACCATTGAATTTATTCGAATTAATTGTAATACACTACTTGTATAAGATCCTAGTTGTTGTGCTAATAAACTTTGATTTTGAAATAACCCGGTATTTAAATTAGTATCACTTGTAACCTGTAACCAAGTTATATTTAAATCTGCAGTGTCTACAGCAGGAAAACTATTATAATAATAATTCCTAATATTTTTACTGTTCAATATAGGCTGAATAACATTAATTATAGCACCTTGTATATCGGCTTGCGTTGTAAATGCAAAACTGGTTTTTTGTAAAAACTTTTCAAAATATAATATTCCATCTGTACCAAACAAATTTGTTTTGCTGTATTTTCCTGTTGCATCTAACAAATCAAAATATCTTGAAACACCGCTTGCTATACGATTTATACTTTTTAATTTTACTATTTCTTGACTAACAGCTAATGGTCCTATTTGATAATCTTCTGCCGTAATAAGCCTATTTTGAGTGTAATAATTAGCCGGTGCCCTAAGTTTTATGCTTTCATTTGTTTCAGAGACTGAAGCATTTTCTATTGAAGAAACTAGTTCATAAGTTAATGTTAAGGTTTCTTGAGTATTAGTCCGAGTTACATAAGGAATATCAATACTGATACCTGCCATGTCTCTTGGAGTAATTGTTAAATTTTCATTTGCACTAGTGCGATAATAAACACGGAAATCTCCGGAAGGCAAATTTCCAAAAACACCATCAGAAAATATAATACTAATTCTATCTTCTACCCTTGTTAATACACTATAAATGTTCCTAATTTTCTTGGACAAACTATTATAAATTACATTATTACCTTCAACTGCATCAACTTTTGTCCATAGCTCTTCCTCTATTTGTTGATTATTCAAACTATACAACCAAACATCGGTATTATTAATGTTTGCAACATCTATCGCAACTACTTGATTTGTGCTAGGATTGGTAATTGAAAATTCTCCATCTTCTAACAACCCTTGTTTAAAAAGGCTAAAAAATCCAGTATTAGAACTTCCTGGTCCTTTACCGTCTTCTCTATATAATAACGAAAAAAATTCTCCTGGCAATGGATCTTTTTCAGTAATATCTGTTTCAAAATCAGATCCTACAATCTGGAAGTTTTTACTACTACCGTTGATAGATCTATTAAACGTATAAACCGGAACACCTGTTTGAATACTGTTAAATTGATATTGTTGTGTAGTGATTCCACTTATTGTTGCAGACTTTGTAGGATTACCAAACACCTTATTAGCAGGCAATGCCCTATTAATTATTTTAATAAATTGTTCATACCAATTTGGATTACTTGGATCATTCCACGTAATAGTTTGATTTTGTAAATTTATACCATTTGAATCAACTACAGATTCTGTTGTACTAACATCAACTACTTTTAATAATCCTTTTGCACAGATGTTTCTTTTTGGATTATAACTTAATAATCTTGCTAGTCTTAATACACTTTCTCTGCGTTCTGCTAATTCTAAATAATTTTCTCTTGCATTTAGATCTATCCTAAACGCAATATTTTGTCCTAAAAAAGCAATTAGATCAATTAGTGCAAGATATTCAGAACTTTCAATATAATCATTAAAATCTTCTGGATAATTTTCTCTTATATAATCAATTAATATACGTCTGAGGTTATCAAAATCATAACTTTTGAATTCTGCATTCCTGTATGATTGATAAATTCTTTTCCAATCCTCAGCAACTAATAATCTATTTTGCCTATCAGTTAACGACATCGCTTTTTCCTTTTAAGATATTTATCGTAACTAAAATATACGTACTTTACTAATTAGTTAAAAATCCGTTGTTTTCGTCAAACTGTAGCCGCATTTGTTCACTTATATTATAAGGCAAATATAATAAACTACATTCTATTTGTAACCCACTTTCGTATTGATCAACTATAACATTATTAACGTCTAAGCGAGGATCTAAAGTTATAATTGCTGTTACATCATCAATAATAGCGTTACGCAAATCGTCAGTTAAAGGATCAAAAATAACATCCCAAATTATAGTACCAAAATTAGGATCAGATAATTTTTCTCCTTGCCTTATGTGAAAATGATTAATTAGATCTTGCTTTATTAATGCTAAATCATATAATACAGGATTAGTACTTTCTGGATTTACTGTGCTTATTCCTCGGTAGGCAGTAACGTTTGCCGTATAAGGTGTTTGAACTTTTATGTTTGATTTAACCCTAACTTGTTTTATAATATTTTTTTCTAAAATACTCATTTTCCATCCTTAATTGCTTTTACGGAATGTATCAGGAACTGATGCTAGTTCTACTTCTTCTTGCACTACGCCCTTGTTTGCAATAGCATCTGTTTTATCAGGTTTAAATTTCATAGGATCTAAATTTTCATGACTTTTCCACGGTTCGTGCTCTGGAATCCTAATCGGAATAAATGCTTCAGTGGCATCCTTAGCATCACCTGCTGTAGCTGCACTTGGACCATTCATATGAATAGCTCCTGCTGTTTCAATATGTTGACTGCTACTAATATTACTAGTTCCTCCACAAGTAATTTTACCATTTGCTCCAACTTTTACTTGCCAGTCAGAACCACTTTGCATACTAATTTTTTCTCCTGCTTTTAAATTAGTATCTTTTCCAGATTGTATGTTTAATTCTTCGCCTACTTTAAAATGTGTTGTTTTTAATGATTCAAAATATATTTCTTCATTTGCTTTGATATGAACATTACGCATTGCTTCAAAATTAATATCTCTTTCTGTTTTAATATTAATATCTTGCTCAGTATGCATACTAATACTATCTTTTGCGTATATGTCAATTTTACCATTATTAGTAAGTTCTATCCATGTTGTGCCTTGTGAGTTAATAATGTAAATAATATCTTCAGTATTGTGCATTAAAATCTGATGGCCAGTCCTTGTACTCCAACGAGTTAGTTCATTGTGCAAAAATCTTTTATCTCCAGATTTGTCTCCAGCTTCTAAGTTTGCATATTCAGGTCCGTCATCTTTAGCGGAATATTTACGAAGTAATGTTTGATCGCCATCGTCCATTACAAAACTTGTACCTCCGAATCTATCTACCGATATTTTTGTCCTACCATATTCTTCACCGTATTCCCATTTTAATCCAGACTTATTAGTTGGTCCGGGCGAACTCCAACCAAAAACCATACTAGGAACTTCTCTCCTTGCACTACTGGTATTGGTTCCTCTTAGATGATCTTTATCTAATCCTTGTTTTACTAAAATATCTAATCTATCTTGATTTACAGGTTTTATAAATTTAGTAGGATCTGCACCACTTTGTTTAAGTTCTTTATTATATTCTGCAACAGGAGATAATTGACTTGCATTAGAATATCCTGTACTTGCATGACCAGGCACCTGGAAATTCATATACCTATCTTGTATACAACCAATCCAAAATCCAAAAGAGTAATTATTTTCTGCCATTAATACTAAAACTTTTACGCCTACATCTGGCGGTACAGCCCAAAAACCATAACTTTTTTGTGTAGAACCATATGTATTATTTGGACTAACTGCGTCACGAGGAGTAACTCCATAAAAAGGACTTACATAATCACATGGAATAATATACCCTGTTCCGTCGCCAGGGTTACCAGATTCTGTAATTTTTAAAATTTCTACTTCTAACCTTCCCATGTAATCTGGATCTAAATGATTTACTATCTTGCCAATATAAGGTCCAGTGGTATTCATCCATGAAGGTTTTGATCCTCTTTTATATTTGTTATTTTGTTGATTAATTGGTCCTAGCATCTTTTATCTTTAAATTTGAATTATGGTCCAGCATCAATAACGTCTTGTGCTATTCCTGTTTGTGTTTTTCCTGCGGTTGGTTTTTCTGCCATTGCAGTTTTTGCTTCTGCACCAGCAGATTTAGGTTTTGGTTCAGCAGCTTTGCTTGTTGCTGCAATTGGCTTAATATCGTAATTTTGATTCTTTCTGCGATTCATGCTTAACACTTGGGTAAACAACCCGTCTTTGAATCGACTTATTGCGGTTTGCACTGCATACAATCCACTGAAAGCTGGAACAACTCCAGCTCCGGTAAAATCTTGCCATCCAGTTTCTTTATAATCAATTGGTGTTCTAAACGTAACCAATACATCAACTTCTTCTCGTTGGTAATCCATAGTTCCATCTTTTGTTAAGTTAATTGAAACTGGATTTGCATCAGCTGAATAGTTGCCGAACCCGCTATCTGCAATGTAGTAAGGATCGCCCCAGATTGATAAATTAACCCTTGCTAGATCTTTTTCATTATTTAAAAACGCATCATTTATAGCCCTAGCGATACTAATTTTATCATATGTTCCAAGTGAACCACCTACTCCACCAGTGGTAGTAGACATATTTTCTTCTAATGTAAGGTTACCAGCAGTGCTGCTTTCTCCAGTACCTGTTTCTGTAGAAATTTGTACTTCTTGATCTTGCTTGTACATCTGATCAGATTTTTTATTCCTATTTGCTAATGTTTTATTACCACCGCTACCTTGATAGGATACATAAAATGCACTATCAAATGTTAAATCAAAATCAATTATATCATCATTTTTTCCAGTGTACAAATAATCATATTCTTTGCAAGCCTGAGAAACTAAATTATCGTACCCAGGATAAGCTTCTGATATAGGGCCGTACTTACTGACATGCGCTCTAAAAGGCAGCACAGCAAATACATATACGTTAGGATGTCTTCCACCTTTAGATTCTTGCGCTGGGTCGTCAACTACATAGCAATGAGTTTCGATCTTAAAATAAGGAATCATTCCATTTTCATCTGGCGTTGCATCTGCAATTTTTTTACCATAATCACTTAATAAAATTAATTCTTCAAGCATATCAATTATGCTTGTTCCTGATTTAAAAGTTATAACAGTTCCATTTTTCCTTAACTGTATGCGACCTCTTTCAAATAATCCTGGTTCATCTTCACTCTCAGTAAATCTAGGTTTACCAAATGGTTGTTTTTTTCCAGAAGTAAAATCATCAACAATTTTAGCAGTACCAATTTCATTAACTTTGGCTTCGTTTTCTGCATAAGATTTTGCAGCTATGCCTGGATTACCTACAACATTTTTTAATCCTTTTACCTTATCTACTTCTCCGGCAAACCTAGGATCAACACTGCCTACATTTGTTCCTCTACCTGATTCCCATAATTCATCTACATTTACAGTTGCTCCTGAATCACTAGATCCGCCACTGAAAACAGTCTTAGCAGAAAACCTTTCGGGACCGTTTTCTTTTGGAAACATTATTACATATTGATCTGGTGTTAATACGTCTCCATTTGCTTTTTTTTGTGCTTCGCGATTATTAAAATGAGTTGCAATACTGTAAATACCTTTTTGACACAGTTCTAATAAACTTTGTCCTTCTAATTTTAAATCCGCTTTTGAATCCATGATAACAGAATTAAAATTCTGTTCTGCCCAAGGATTGCATTCTGCACTGTAAGTGCTACCACTTTCAGTAACTTTCATGTCTAATTTATTAAATTTTAATGGAAACAATCTACGTAAAGTTGGCTTACTTACTATCTTTCCATCAATATCCCATCCTACAAAATCTAAAGTTAGTAGAAAAGGTGCTTGCCTATAATTCTTGAATCCGGCATTTTCTGCAGCTATTTGCAAAACCTGTAAAAAAGTTCCCATACTATATGGTTCTAAAACATCAAAAGATACTTTATGTTGATTTGATTGTTTAATTCTTATATTTGGTGCTATTTGATGTTCAATTTCTACATTATCTATA